GAATTGATGAACTGTCACCCCATTACATTCAATACGACGAAGAACGCATTGGTTCTATCGTAAGTGGTGCTGCGTTCGGTGCAGATGAATCTGTTGAAGGCGTAGTTGTAGGTATTGTTCGTGAGAACGGCCAAGAGTTTGCTTTGGTTCAGCCAGTAGTCGCAGGCAAAGCATTGACAGATGATTTCCTTGGGTCGCCAGCGTTACGCAACCTTATCGACATGAAAGGCAACCAAGGCAAACTAGCTCAGAAAGTGAAACGTGCTGAACGTGGCACAGATAAAGCAACAGAAAACCGCTGGAACGATGTAAGAAAATCGTGGGATAAAGCCACAGATTTCTTCTTCAACAGAATCTATGGCAAGGCTAGTTCTGTAGCAGAAAAATCTCCTGTGTTCCGCCAGTTCTACTACGATGACATCGCTAAAAATGCTGACCTTTTAAGCCGTGACGAGGCAACAAAACTTCTTGACAACATCACAACGTCAGCAGCACAACTAGAAATCAGCCCTGAAGATTATGTTGGTTCTCGTGCTGTATGGAAACAACTTCAGAAAACCGCTGCAACCGCTAACGGTTCAGGCACAATCCAGCAACTAGATGAGTTTGCCCAGGCTTTAGCGTTAGACCAAACCAAGTCTTTGCTATACAACGCGGTAGAACGAAACAACCTTGAAGATATTATGCGTATCATTGTGCCGTTCGGTTCGGCATGGAAAGAGGTTTTAGGTACCTACTTCAACGCCATGTTGGAGGACCCAACCCGTCTCCGCAAAGCACAAGTCATTTTCAACGGCGCAACCAAGTTTGACCCCGACGCTAACGGTGAAGGATTCTTCTACAAGGACCCCACCACAGGCGAATACTCGTTCAACTTCCCATTCTCAGGTGCGTTAACAAAACTTGTGACTGGTGTGGAAGCCCCGATGCAGGCACCAGTGAAACGACTCTCAGTAGGTTTGGGTGTTATCCCGTCTCTTGGGCCTGTCGGTCAGATTGCTGCCAGCCAAATCATCCCCGACACACCATCATTTGATTTCATTACCAAAACATTCCTCCCGTATGGACGTACCACCGGTATTGAGTTCCGACCAAACTGGTTGTCGAAGGCGATGGATGCGTGGCGGGCCAACGAATCAGACGCTAAATCTTTGTACGCCAACACCTACGTTGACACTGTTCGTGCATTAGCAGCATCAGGTCAGTACGACTTGTCCGACTACAACGAGCAGGAACGCATGTATTCTGATGCCCGCAACAAGGCTCGCGTTTTGACAGCGTTACGTGCTGTCGGACAGTTCCTTGGACCTACCAGCCCACAGGCAGAGTTCCGTGTACCAACAGAACAAGGCGATGTGTACGCAACGTATCTCAGCAAAGAACTGTACCGGATGCAAGCCGAAAACTACGACACATCCGTAGACACATTCATCAACACTTTCGGTGAAGATGCCTTCATCTACCTGTCATCCAAGACTCAATCCCTATACGGTGGGTTGGAAGCATCGGAGCAGTTCGGTGATTGGGAACGTGGCAACGGGGCATTGTTCAATAAGTACCCTGACGTGGCTGGTTTCATGGCCCCAGGCGGCGATGATTTCTCGTTTGAGGTGTGGAGCCGTCAGCTTCGTGGCGGGAAACGTGAACGTCTTACAGCGCGTGAAGTCGTAGAACAAGCACAGTACCGTATCGCCTCTGCACGATACAGGGCGTTACGAGCCAAACTTCCTGACACACCATCACAGGAACAAAAGGAATGGTTGCGTCGCTGGCGTGTTGAGCTGAACAAGCAGTACCCTGGTTTCCCTGTGGTAGCAGAGTTCAACCCTGGTGAATACCCTGCCAAGATTGAGCAGATGACTAGAATGGTGCAAGACCCTGATTTGCAGGGGAATGAAACAGCGCAGGCTTTGGCTCAGTATTTGGCTGCCCGTGAAAAGGCTGTCGCTCAATACGTTCAGGGTGGTGGTTCTGCTGGTGGTTTCAGTCAGGCGAAAGCGGCAGAGCCGTTGCGTGACTGGCTGTTTACTGTGGGTCAGGCGTTGGTTTCTGACACTCCAGAGTTCGCACGTATTTGGGACAGAGTATTATCTAGCGAGGTAGAACAATGAGTGACGCAAACGCTAACAATCAAGACACAACTCTTTCAGCCATGCCACCTGCTGGCTCTAGTTCAGGTTTGGACCCTGAGCAACGTTTAGCTCCGCGCCGTGTTGTTGGCGCAAAAAACCAAACCCTTCAGCCAACACAGCAGGACATTGTTGCTATCCCTAATGACCAAAACGCTTTTAACTACACAGGTCAAAACCTTGTAGACAGCAAAGGCATTATTGTTCGCCCTCAATATTCTGCTACATATGATGAGGCGTATCAGGAACTAGCAAAACTGGATGCGGCACAACGTAAAGCGTTCCTGAAAAGTTTACAAAAAGTTGGTGTGTATGACGGGTCTAGCCCATCTAATGATGGTTTCGATACCCGTGACTTTGCTGCTGTTGCTCGCGCCATGCTGTTTGCAAACACCAAAGGTGTGACCCTAGATGTAGCTGTGCCGTTGATGGCTACCGAGATTGGTGCTGTTGCCCCGTCAGGTCCACGTATCCGCACTACTGCTGCACAGGATTTGCGTCAGGTGTTTAAGCAGGCAACACAGTCAGTTTTGGGACGAGACGTAGGTGATGCTGAGGTGGATAAGTTTGTTCGTGCCTATCAAGGCATGGAGGTTCGTGAGCAGACCGGTGGTGCTACTGCACCGTCTCCACAGGTTGCTGCTGTTGAACAGGTTGAGGAATCTTTCCAAGAGGAGGCTGGTGCGATGGGCATGTTGCAGTTGTCGAACGCGTTTAGTCAGGCATTGAAAGGACTCGGCTGATGGCAACACTTGATGAAGTTCAAAAAGAAATTGAAAAAACACAAGTTGAAATAAACAAATACGAAAATGCCGTAACAATTTCAGAAAACGAATTTGACGTTAATGGTAAAAAATTTACAAGAGAAGGTCTTGCAAAAGAACTTTCTCGTTTAGATAAACGTATCACACAACTAAAAAAAATAGATGACCCTTATCAAAATGCGCTTCGTGATTTGCCTATCAAAAAACGTGACCTTGATGCTGCAAAGAAAAGCCTTCAAAGAGGAGACTTTGCTTTATCTGGTCTAACTCGTCAACAAGTTCAACAAAACATTGAAACAATAACTTCAGAAATTTCTTCTTTAGAAAAAGTAATTAAAGAAGCACCTAAAAAACAATATTCTATTCCTTCATCTAGGGATTTAACTAGAACGGTTGGTGGTGTTGGTGCTGTTGAGATGACTCCTCGTGTTGGAGGAGGAGAAGCAACAGATGCTGGCACTACTACAACTGGTGGTGCAGGAGCCGGTGGAGCAGGCGGTGCTGGTGGGGCTGGTGCTGGTGGCACTGGCGCAGGTGGCAGAGGCAAAGGAAAAGGCAAGGCTGACATAGCCAAGATTGAAGCCAAATTCCGTCAAATGTTCCCACAACAAGCATGGATGCTTGACATTGACCAAGCCAAATACCCTGGTCTACGCAAAACCCTAATTAACGCATACAAAAATAAATCTTGGGAAAGCCCCGAAGGTATTGAACGTTTCACAGCAGAACTAAATAACACCGATTTCTTTTTAGACATCCGTGACAAAAACCTGAAGCAGAAAATCACTGGCATTGTTGGTGACCTTGGGTTCGATGAGAACAGTCTTGGCCGTCTTTATACTGAGGCCGCTAACTTTGATTGGGATGACGACACCCTTGCTTTAAACGTATACAAGGAAGCGTTCCGTAAAGATGACGAAGGAAAGTATGTCCACGCCCAAGCTGAAGCACGAGCAAGAAAATCAAACTCCTATCTCCGTGTACAAGGAATTGGTACAGCGTTCTTCAACCAGTTAGACGACGCAACAGTAGAGAACGTGCTGATGGGAACGATGATTGAAGATGACGTGATGCGTCAACAACGAGAACTAGCCAAAGCCAAATACGGTCATCTATCTAATTTGATTGACCAAGGTTTAACGATGGAGGCTATTACTCAGTCGTACCGTGACGAGGCTGCACGTTTGTTGGAGCGTGACCCGAACGCTGTCAACATGGGTGACGCTATGTACCAAACAGCGTACGACTTTACGGATGAGTCAGGCCAGAAACGGCTGATGACTACCGGTGAATGGGTGCGGAAACTTCGCACTGACGGTCAGTACGGTTGGGATAAGACGGAGAACGCTAAACGTGAGGCACGTCAGTTGTCTAATAGTATTATCCAAGCGTTCGGACGGGTTATGTAATGGAAGATTCAGCACTTGACATCATCAAAAAGACATTGGCTTTCTATGGGTTGTCTGACCCTACTTTGTTAACCGATGTAGAAAATGCTTGGCGTGGACAACAAATAACGCCCGAAATGAATATCGACCAAATTGGTATTGTCATGCGTGACTCGCAAGCGTTCAAGGATAGATTCCCCGCTAACGACACGTTACGCAACGCAGGTAAACCACAGAAATCCATCAGCGAATACCTACGCCTTGAAGCAGACTACGCCGCCACACTCCGAGGCTACGGCCTGCCAGCAGGGTTCTACGACGACCCCGTGACAGATTTCCAAAACTTCATCATCAATGACGTATCCCCTAATGAGGTAGCGTTCCGTGCCGAGCAAGGATACCGAGCAGTCCGAGACGCAGACCCCGAAGTAGTCAATCAGTTCAAAGAACTGTATGGCGTAGACGAAGGAGCGTTAGCGGCATACTTCATTGACCCTGACCGTATGCGTCCACAGATGGACCAGTTCGCAGCGCAACGCCAAGCCCAAGCCGCACAAGTCGCAGCACAAGGCCGACTCCAAGCAGGACTGAACCTTACCCGTCAAGAAGCAGAATCATTGGTCGCACAAGGAGCCAGCCCTGAAGCAGCAGCGCAAGGATTCGCCCAACTTCAAGGAACCCAAGAACTATTCCAAGCTCTCCCAGGTGAAGAAGAAATCACCCGTCAACAAATGATTGAAGGCGTGGTAGGAACCCGTGCCGAAGCAGCGCAACGAATCGCTCGACGCGCAAGAAGGCGACGTGCAGAGTTTGAAGGAGGCGGAGGATTCGCCACATCTCAAACAGGTATCGCAGGTTTAGAACAGGCATGACCTGTGAAAACTGCGAACAACGTTTCGACCCGATAGCAACACGTTGGCGATGCCCGCACTGTGGAAAAAAACATCACTGCTGTGGAGAATAAATCCAAGACGTGTGTTATAGTAACCACATAGGCCGAGTTGCCGAAACCTGTGGTGGACCCCCGACACCTCAGCGTACGCAGGGGAGAAAACTTAAACGTAGCCAGCCCGCACCTCCGGCGGAGCTGTGGACACAAGGAGTGTGCCAATGTCAAACGCCGACTATCAAGACGACGAGTTTGAAGAAGAAACTGAAGGACGAAACCCTCTCCGTCAGGCTCTTAAACAAAAGGAAAAAGAACTGGCAGAAGCCAAAAAAGCTGCTGCCGAAGCCGAAGAAGCCAAGAAAGAACTTGCGTTTATCAAAGCGGGAATCCCGTTCGATAACCCAATGAGCAAGTATTTCGTCAAAGCTTACGAAGGCCCTCTTGACCCTGATGCAATCAAACAAGCCGCATTGGAAGCACAACTGATTTCTCCCCCAGACCAAATCCCCCAAGATGAGGCCGAGGTTTGGAACCGTACAAACAAAGTCGCCGCAGGTGCAGGAACATCCGTAGCACCTGTCGATTGGGATAAGCGAATCGCTGAAGCCCGCACGGAAGCAGAGGTCATGGCGATACTGGCAGAGGCACAGCAAGCACTATAAACCCTCTCCCGTAAAGGAAAACCTAAAGTGGCAAATGAAACCACCACCTCCTCGCTGTCTGTAGACCAGACCGCGTTTGACCGCATCGCCTATTTTGCGTTGCGTTCAGAACTGTTGTTTGACCAAGCAGCAGATGTACAACCAACCGCACAGTCAATGCCTGGCTCAGCTGTTACTTTCACAAAGTTCGCTGACCTTTCGGCTGCAACTTCCACACTCAACGAAGTGACCGACGTTACACCTGCCGCTATGAGCGATAGCCAAGTAACCGTCACACTCGCAGAGTACGGCAACGTTGTCGTGACAACCGCTAAGTTGCGTGGAACCTCGTTCCTTGATGTCAACACAGCAGCAGCCAACATCATTGGCTACAACGCTGGTGACTCAATCGACCAGGTTGTTCGTGACGTTCTCGCCGGTGGCACTAACGTTGTTTACGGTTCAGGTGGAGCATCAGTTCCAACGAGCCGTGCAACCGTTGGTTCCGACGACAAACTCACAGCAAACGATGTTCGCCGTGTAGTTGCCCAGCTCCGCAAGGCAAACGTCGCAACGATGAACGGTTTTTACATGGGATACATCCACCCAGACGTATCGTATGACTTCCGTTCAGCAACCGATGCAGCCGCTTGGCGCGCGCCTCACAACGCTATAGACACCGACGGTATCTACACCGGTGAAATCGGCACCTTTGAAGGTGTCCGTTTCATTGAGACACCACGCACCAAGGTATACACCGACGCATCCGATGGTTCCGGTTCTTCAACCGGTTCATCCGCAACTGTTGACGTGTACGCAACACACATCTTGGGCCGTCAGGCTCTTGCTAAGGCGTACAGCACGACAGATGGCAACGGCGCGTTCCCGAAGGTTGTTCGCGGTACGGTAGCTGACTACCTCAACCGTTTGCAGCCTCTCGGTTGGTACTGGCTTGGTGGCTACGGACGTTTCCGCGAGGAATCACTCCGTCGTATCGAGTCAGCATCAAGCATTGGTGCTAACTAACATCCGCAGACACGGAATAGCATTAGCCCCTCACTTCGGTGGGGGGCTTTTGTTATTGTGGGGTTATGGCAACATTTGAACCACCAACCCGTGACGAAGTTGCGTACGCAGATTTTTTTGGTCGCACCGCAGAAACACGTTTGTTTAGTCGCATCACACCATCGGCTCGTGGTATCAACATTTGGAAACTCAACAACGGCACATACACAGAGTTGGAGCCACCGTTTGAGGATTATTCGTTTGTGTATCTGGGTGGTCACATCTATGATGTTGACGCAGAAGAAGTTGCAGCGTTAACTGCTGCTGGATACGGGGCGTACATTTCGTGAAACATAGAGAAGTTCATCCGACAGATGTTGATGGATGTTTCGGATGCAAAGTGTTGGGTGTCCGTATGGGTGCTAACACGACCACCACTAAAGGTGCTGCTGTTGCCGAGGTGGATGCGCGAGCAAAGCGTTGGGATAAGGACATGCCTGCCTATAAGCGTTTACGTCAGCAGGGTTACCAGCCTCGCAGTATCGATGGGTCTGCGGAGGTGGAACGTAAAGCTGTTCACGACTGGCAGATAAACACCGGCTTAGGAATTAAGTGATACCTGTTGTTGTTATTCCTGTCCTAAACACCTACCGTCAACTGTATCGATGTGTTGAATCATTTGATTACCCTGTAGATAATTTGTTGATAATTAACAACGGTGACGGTGTGGTGGATGTGCCAAACCGCGCAAACCATGTTTATGTTATTGACTCTCCATCTAACCTTGGTGTTGGCCCGTCATGGAATCTTGGGATAAAAATGTTTCCTTGGAGTAGTGGCTGGTTGTTTCTTAACTCGGATGCGTGGTTTGATGCTGATGAGATGGAAAAGTTTTGGGGTTTGTGTTCTCGTGACAGCGTGACGTTGGCGGGTGAACCTGGCTGGTGTTGTGCATGGGTAGGAGACAACGTGGTGGAAAAAGCAGGGATTTTTTCTGAATGTTATTTGCCTGCGTATTATGAAGATGTTGATTTTGAACGCAGAGTAAACAGTTTTGGTTTTACAGTTACGAGAACTGCTTGCGGTGTGAACCATGAAAATGCTTCTACTGTGTTGCGTGACCCAAACATTAAACCATTACACATGCCAAGGTTTCGTATCAATACGAAGTTACATAACGAACGATGGTCTGATGGGGTTCCTGAACCTGGTTTGTGGTCGTTAACTGCACGACGGAAGATGGGTTGGGATGCACCACAATAGGGTTGTTGTTGTTTGTCCATCAAATGTTACGACTGGTGGACCTGAGGCGTTGCATCAGTTGGTTGATTCAATTAACCGTCAAGGTGGTTATGCGGCGATGCTGTACCAACCCACAAAATGGGATGTTCCCAAATTGTATAG